GCGCGTCATTCGGGGAAATGAGACTAAAGAATATTACCTCAACGAAGAACAAGCCCTCCTTGTCTGCATGTTTAGTCGGACTCAAAACGCTGCTAAGGTCCGCAAGGCTTTGATTGATGTCTTCATGGCCTATCGCAAACAAGCACTCACCACGCAGGAAGTCGAAGCATTCAACGAACAGCCTTTAATGCCGGGGGCTGTTGCGCCCGCGACACGCCGTATGGTTTCTGCATGGGCCAACGTCATGCGAGAATTGCGGTTGTCGTTTGGTAAGGAAATGGCGCAAGACTTTTATCATTCAACGCCACTGCCTATGGCAACGGGTCATATTAGCCCGCAAATTGCGCCTTTGATCGAAAATGGAAAAGAATGTCTTAATCATCTTTTGAACGCACGGTTTGGACCGCGTGGTCGTTACACTGTGCAGGAAATGATTGTGCAAAGCCATAAAATCCATTCTGTGGCCCATTTCTTGGCAGAAGGCGGTATTCGGGTCAACCCCCCTGAATATGAAGGCTATGTTGCAATCAGCTATGATAACCCTCGATTGTTGCGGGCTTTTGCACTAACCAAATGGGCACCAGATTGGGGGACGCCTTTACTTGCCGTTCAGGGGGCGCTTATGGACTATATCCGGTTCCATAAAAAACAACGCCGCCGCGCAGTCCTTATCCCGATATATTATGTGGAGGGCGCGTAATGACACAGTTCATCAAGCCAATGCTGGCAAGCGCTCGGACCGATACACAGTTAAAAGACCTCTTTAAAGCAGGGGGAACATTCTATGCTTATCCTAAATTGGATGGTGTGCGTGCCACAATTCAAGGGGGACGTGTTCTTTCCCGCTCGTTAAAGCCAATTCATAATCACTATATCCAAAAATGTTTAGGTCATGAAAAGTTAGATGGCTTAGACGGCGAATTGATTATCGGCGCGGCTAACGACAAAGATGTGTTTAAAAAGACCAGTGCGAATGTACGCCGTATTGAAGGGGAACCAGATTTTTCATTCTATGTATTCGACCATATCGGCCTATCTGGGTCGCTTGAAAAGCGGAGCGCTTACCTACAGCAATTTGAGGGACAGGCGCATATTAAAATTTTGCCCTTCACGAAACTATCAACCTACGCAGACTTACAAGCCTATGAAGACGATAGTCTCAAGGCTGGCTATGAAGGTGTGATCTTAAGAAATAAGAAAAGCATTTATCGTTCGGGTCGAAGTACGCGCGATAACGCTATGGTCAAAATCAAACGCTTCAATGATGCAGAAGCAAAAATCATAGATCATCAGCCCTTGAAAGAAAACGGGGGTAAGCTGGGTGCGTTCTTATGTGAAGAATTAAATTCCGGCGTTCAATTCTCTGTCGGAACGGGGTTTAGTGACCAAGAACGAACGCATTTGTGGCAAATCAGAAACAGACTTTGCGGACAAATTATCAAATATAAATATTTTGAAATCGGAATGGACCGCGCACCGCGTCATCCTGTTTTTCTTGGTTTTAGAGATCGTAATGATTTATGTGGAGGGCGTGTAAGATGATGAATACGGATCAATTAGTCGAAGAGATTGAAGCAGAAACCATACATCTTGATTGTGCGATTAATTTGCTCAATACCTTTGATGAAATTAACAATAATGACCATGTGGCCTATTTGTTAAATCAATTGCGTGCGCATAATAATAAAATTCAAGAGTCTCTTAGCCAAATGAGCAATTCAAATGAGCAATTGAAGGTAGTGTCATGGGTAAACTGAGTGATTTAAGGTCTTTAACCAAGGGGTTTGACCCTTAAACTTTAATGGAGGCTTTATGATTGGTACGCAGACAGATTATGCTAATCATATTGGTAAGTCGAAGCAGTATGTGAATAAGCTGGTGAAGAGCGGGAAAATCTCGCTCCGTCCGGATGGGAAAATTGATTTTGCAGAAGCAGATTTTACCCTAAATCGTATCGCAGACCCCGCCCGCGCTCCGCAGGTTGCGACCCCGCAGCCTTCCCCCATTGCGCCCACGGACCTTTTTGATAGTCCTTCTATGCAGACAGAGGTTGCACCGTCATTTGCGGATGTGAAAACAGCAAAAGAAGGCTATCAGGCGAAAATGGCAAAGCTCCAGTATGAGCGGGAAATTGGCAAGCTGGTGAACAAGAAAGACCTTGAAAACGCCCTCGTTGTTGCGGGGCGGTCAATCCGTCAAAGAATAGATGCGCTCCCTGCGTTTGCGGGGGAAATTTTCGCCTTAGTGCAAGATGGCGGGTCTGAAATTGATGTTCGTAAATTCTTAAAATCCCGTGTTCACGAACTCGAAGAAACGATCTCAGAAAACTTAGCAGAGGCAGGAAATGGAGCAAGTCAGCAATAGCGCTCATGACATTGTGTTCAAAGCGTTAAGCGAGACCCTTGCCCCTGATCCGATTGTAAAACCCAGCGAATGGGCACGCGATACGATGATTGTTGCGGATGGTCCTAAGGCTGGTGAAAAATGGGACCCGTCCCTTACCCCTCAACTGATTGAAATTCTGGATTGTTTATCGTTTGAACATCCTTGCAATCGGATTTCGGTTCGCAAAAGTCATCAAGTCGGCTTTACAGAAGTCCTCAAGTGCGGGGCTGGTAATCTGATTGTGAATACGCCGACCCGCGCGATGATCGTCTTTCCAACGATTAACGCGGTTCAGGATTTTAACCGCGAAAAGCTTCAGCCGACCATTGAGGCAACGGCGGTTTTGCGCAAAAAACTGAATGGATCAACGGCCCTATCCAAAGCTTTCGCGGGCGGGTCGATTGTTCTGACAGGCGCAAATAGTGCGGCGGACCTTCGATCTAAGACTGTGAAGGTTGCGTTTTGCGATGAAATTGACGAATGGCCCCTTGATCTGGACGGTCAAGGTGACCCGATGGAGATGGTGGACGCCCGTCAAACTTCTTTCCATGCGACAGGGGAATATAAAAAGCTTGAGGGGTCTACCCCCACAATCAAAGGCTCCTCACAGATTGATGAGGCTTTTGAGGAAGGGGATCAACGTCATTACAATGTTCAATGCCCGCACTGTGGGACGGAACAGAAATTAGAGTTCGGATCAAAAGACACAAAACACGGTTTAAAATTCAATAAACAGCCGCCCTATAATGCCTATTATGTGTGTGTTGAAGGCTGCGTTATTGAGCATCATCACAAAAGAAAAATGGTGATGAACGGGCGGTGGATCGCCGAAAGACCAAATGAGGGACGCCACCCGAGTTTCCATCTGGATACCCTCACATCGCTCTTGACCACATGGGATAAGCTGGCAGAAAAGTTTTTAAAAGCAAAGGGTAAGGCGCGAAAGTTAAAAGCGTTTGTGAACCTGTGGCTCGGTCAAAGCTGGGAGGAAAAAGGCGAGGTTCCTGAATGGAAAACCTTACTGTTACGCCGTGAAAGCTACCCAGCCCGCACCTTACCTGTTGGGGCGCTCGTTATCACTTGTGCGGTTGATGTGCAAATGGATGGGCTGTTTTATGAAGTCCTTGCCCATGGTCGGGACGGCAAATCATGGTCAATTGATGTCGGATTTCTGACAGGGGCTACGGCTGATCCCAAAGGCGATGTGTGGAAAAAGCTAACCGATGTTTATAATCGTGAGTATCCCGATGCTTACGGCAATAAATGGCCTGTGGACCTGATGGGCGTGGATAGTGGCTTTAATACCACCGCCGTTTACGCATGGGTGCGGCGCTTTCCGAAAGCCATGGCCTTAAAGGGTCAAGGCGGTTGGGGCCATGCTGCGATAGCCTCCTCACCGAATGATGTGGATGTGACGTTTAAAGGTAAGAAAAAGCGCCGTGGGTTAAAAGTCTGGCATGTCGGTACATGGTCTTTAAAGTCTGAACTCTATGCTGATTTACGCAAAGAAGGCCGCCGTGATGGTCAAGAGTTAGACCCTGAGGGCTATTGCTATTTCTCCGATGCTATTCATGACGACGTGTATTTTAAGCAGCTCACAGCGGAATTTCTAAAAGACGTCATGAGCAAAGGCCGAACGCGGCGGGAATGGGTCGCAAGTGGCCCAAACCACTATCATGATTGTCGGGTTTATAACATGGCCCTTGCGGAACATCTTGGCGTTTCCGTCATGACAGAAACGGACTGGATTAACCTATCCGCCATTCGAACTGCGCCGCCTGAAAACGGGCAAGTCGATATGCTGGATACGTTGCTCAAACCAGAAATGACAGACACGACACCGCAACAAGATACACACACAAATCAAGATAATTATTTAGATGACTATGTTGATAGAGACTGGCTGGAGGACTAAATGGCTTTTGCACACAGTGACTTAGACGCCATTGATAATGCGATTAAAAGCGGTGAACTCACGGTTCGCTTTGAAGACACGCAAGTGACTTATCGCTCCATGGATGAGTTAATCAAAGCGCGAAACTTGATTAAAGCGGAACTTGGGGTCAAGCACCGTGTGACCTCCAGTGTGGCAAGCTTTGAAAGAGATTGAAATGGCAGGTTCCTTCCTAGATCGTGTAATCGAACCGTTTTCCCCGTCATGGGCGTTGAGACGACAGCAAGCACGGATCGCACTGGACCTCTCACGCGCTTATGACGCGGCGGGTCATAATCGCCGGACAAAGGGGTGGCGGACGTCCTCCTCCAGTGCCAATGCTGAAATTGGGCGTTCCCTAAAAACGGTAAGAGATCGCGCACGCTCCCTTATTCGTGATGACGCTTATGCAAAGCGTGCAAAACGGGTTTGGAAATCCAATAGCGTTGGTGAAGGCATTGTGCCAAGTGGGGATAAGAAGATCATCGACTTATGGGAGGAATGGGCAATTCAGTGCGATGCTGATGACGTCTGTGATTTCTATGGGTTGCAAAGTCTCTTGTCCGGTACGGTTTACGAGGCGGGGGAATGCCTCGTGCGGTTTATTTTTTATGACGTAAAAACAACCGACCTTGCTGTTCCTTTGAAAATTCAGCTCCTTGAACCAGATCACCTTGACCATGATAAGACGGAGGTTCTTGAAAATGGTCACATCGTCATCCAAGGGGTTGAATTTGATAAAGGCGGTAACCGCGTGGGCTATTGGGTTTTCCCAGCCCATCCAGGTGATTTACTTTCCGGACAGAAAAGCATCAAAAGCGTTCGTTTTTCGAGCAGGGAAATCAAGCATATCTTTTGGATTGACCGCCCAAGCCAGATTAGAGGGATTTCAGAACTCGCAGCCGTCATCTTGCAATTGCGCGACCTTGGCGATTATGAAGATGCAGAACTGGTCCGTAAGAAAATTGAGGCCTGTTTCGCAGCCTTCGTTACCAATGATGGCAGTGCAAGCGACAAGCCCTTAACGCAAACAGAACGTGAAGGGGCTGGTCGCTTGGTTGAAAAGCTTGTCCCTGGTCTGATTAAATATCTAAGCCCTGGTGAAGATGTCAGCTTTGCCAGTCCTTCTAGTTCAGGGGGGCATGCTGATTATATTCGTCATAAATTACATGGTATTGCGGCGGGGCTTAATGTCACCTATCAACAATTGACGGGTGATCTTAGTCAGGCCAATTACTCCAGTATGCGCGGCGGTTTGATGGAATTTCGCAAACCCATTAAGGAATTTCAACGCCAAGTCATCATCCATCAATTTTGCCGAACAGTTGAGCACGAATTTATCTTAGCAGCACAGTTAAGCGGTAAGATTAGAAGACGTCCTAAGCCCTTGCAATGGACGCCGCCCGCCTTTGATCCCGTTGATCCCCTTAAAGACGTCTTAGCCGATATTGCTGCTGTGCGCGGTGGATTTAAGACACTGCATCGTGCCATTGCCGAACGCGGCAGTGATCCAAACAATCATATGGCGGAACTGGAGCGGATCACAAAGCTGTTAGACGAAACAGGGTTAGTTTTAGATAGCGACCCCCGAAAAACAGCGAAAAGCGGCACCTATCAAGACCTAGAAAAACTCATGGGAGATGACGAATAATAGTTCATCGCCGCCGTGAATTGAGCGATGTGATTGGCTCTGTCGTCAATGGGAGTGCGCAAATTGACGGGGCGCAGGGTGTTGCAACCGTTAAATTTTCTCAACGCGCAGAGGCTGATGAAATCTTTGCCGATGTCAAAGATAAGATTTTGCAGAATGTCAGTGTTGGCTACAGCGTTCAACAATATCACGTCACCCGAACAGAAGGCGAAATCCCTATCTTTCGGGCAACAAAATGGACCCCCAAGGAAATCTCAATCGTCCCTGTCGGGGCCGATGATGATGCGGGGTTCCGGTCCGACCATACAGAAGAAACCCCTTGCTTTATTACTGG